AGACGCCACAGAAGATGTGATTAAAACCGACTCTATCACGAACAGTACGGTTACGACACAGACCGATTCAACGACTACGTTGAAGTCGCCTCCTGCTTCGGCTATTTCTCCGACCATCAACACATCCAATAGTGATCTGTGTACGTTCGGTGTGGCAGGTGCAATTCAAACTCAGATTCTGGGCATCAGTACTGGCACACAGGTTACCGATGAGAACTGCGAACGCATGAAACTGGCGAAGAACCTATACAATATGGGCATGAAAGTTGCGGCGGTATCTACGTTGTGTCAAGACGAACGAGTTTTTAATGCGATGAAAATGGCAGGAACGCCATGTCCATTTGATGGATTGATTGGTCAGGACGCATTGGCGGCTTGGGAAGCAAATCAAGAATTACAACCTAGTGCAGAAAAAGACGAAGAGGGTATGAGTGATGGTACGAAGACATTGTTGGGCAGTGCTGGCGTTGCTAGTTTACTCCTGCTCCTCTTACTCTAGCGAAGCAGTTTACGGTACAACAGGTAACGCCGCTAGTGCTGGTTATAACTGGGTGATGACCAATGTGCTTCCTCAACAATTGGGGTTGTCGGTTAACAGTGTCATCTACCAGTACACAACGAATAAGATTGCTGAAGACAATATGTTGGTTCACGTACAGAACGAGAATGCACGAGGACCAGGCTACATTTTTCGTGAGACAGATGATTGGTCTGGATTGCCTGGCAATACGATTAATAAGATCGTTCCAGTAAATATGATTGACATTTCATATTGGGGCAACGGTTCAATTGAAGTTGAAGGCAATGGTACGGTATCAGATGCGGGAGTTTATTACTCGTATCAGTACATACCCTGTGAGGACGTTCAGAGTGATCCTACGTGTCCAGGCTATGTAGATCCGACTGGTGCTTCTCTCGTAGAACAAGCAATAGCAGTTGATACGAGTAGTGAAGAGTATATTCAAAATGAGATAGACAGAAAAGCGAATTTAAAGTCGCAGAAAGAAGAAGAAGAACGAGAAGAACGACAACGAGTCGCTAAAGAAAAAGAAGAAGACATAAGAGATAGCCTTGAAGTCTTGTTAGGTTTGGATCTAGGTGCAAGTCTACAAAGAGCCGAGGACACATTATTGCATAACGCATTAATGGCAACAAATTATCTGCCAAGAAGTTACTTCATGGCGATAAAGGGTGGTGAATATCCGGACGCTGAACCGCTGAAGGATAGTAAACTGCCTGATTCAAAGAGAGGATTGAGAGTGGGCCTTGCTTCAGAATTGAAGCATAGGCAGTTAGTTGATTTACAGTATGGTAATCAACCAAAGGAGGATCAGAAATGATCAAAAAAACACTCTTATTATTGGCACTTGGTACATTTGCATCAAGCGCAATCGCTGAAGACATGGAAGTGGTTGGGAACGTGCAATCAAAGTGCGTTGTGACTCCTGACACTGCCGGTGTGTATGGTAACCCATCACCCGATAAATTGGATTCTGACCCCGCTTCTGGTGGAGTTGATCCTATTGTGCGATATGATGTGATTCAAGCAAGTTATTATAAAGCGAAGATCACATACCCTAATGCTTTTTCAGAAGCGCCTGCTTTGGCAGACGTTGTGAATTGGACAGGGGATACAGCGACATCACAAGTATCTGACACAGGAATGTCTGGATACGATGCCGCTAAAATTGAATATGATAATGTCACGGAATTTTCATTAACTGTAGCAGGAAGCACATGGTTTAAGACAGAGACATTGGCTGAGTACGGATATGGTAAGGCGTTTCCCGCCGGAGTATATCGCGCAGTAGTGACCGCAGAATGCATCGCTATTTAATATTATTGTTAATATGGATAAGTGGGTACGCAAGTGCCCACGAATTCACTCCTACCTATCCGAAGATGAAACAGTCGCATGTGGAGAATGTAGTCACCACTAAGATGAAACTGTTTAATTTACGAAAAGATGTGGAGTATTACGAAATCGAAGTGTTCAATCAAAACTGGGAACCAGTAGCGGTTGCTGTCCCAAAAGGTAATCCGATTAAAATATCACATTTAAAAACGAAAATGATAGACATTTATTTAAAAAACAATTCGGGGGCGAGATACATTTGTTCTACGTCTAAACTGATACTGACCGGTGGTGGTAAAACTGCCGTTCGTTCGAGGATCTGTTCGAAGATAAAATAATGATTAGATTCATATTATTAATGATGATGAGTTCGATGGCATGGGCACAGAGTAGTTCTTTGAATTTGAATCTACCATCCACGCCAGGATCTTATGCATCAGACAGAATTAGGACTAGTGAGAATGTCGAATGTTCAATGGCAATCGGCGGTTCGGTAAATGTTGAGTTCGGTGTGGTTGGTGTAATCAACCAGAACGGGCCCTTCTATAACAATCAGGGTCTTTATCCAGAAGGATATGATCCCGATGGAATAGTAAAAGATGTGGGTGTTTATGCAAAGATTACAATACCGTTGAACGCACCAAAAACCAGATTAGACTGCAACCGATTGTATCAGTTGGAGTTAGAAAGAACCAGAATGGAAATTCAAAAACTAAAAGCAGAAATGCAACAGTTGAGAAATTTGAAGTTCGAAGGAGATGAATAATGGATAAAGTAGAAGCGGTTGCTAAAGTAAACAACGTATTTGAATATCAGTACGATAGTGATCAGTATCAAGTTGCTGACTATTGGCGTGTACTTGATATGAGCCAGGATAAAGACCAAGGAGATTGTGAAGATTATGCACTTACTGTAGGATGGATGCTTGCAGGGCAAAGTCGTATGAAGTTTCTTTGGATGATTCTCACAAAAAAGATTAAGATTTGCTTTATTAGTTATGTGGATGGTGGTCATGCAGTACTAGAATACGAAGGATTATTGGTCGACAACTGGAAGAAAGAGTGGACTCCTCGTAGCACATATGAAAAAGATTACGCACAGTATAAGTGGGAATATAAATTTTACTATAACCCTCTAGTTGTAGTAAAGAAACTCATTCAAGGTAAGTTCTGGAAAAAATAATGGCAGAGTTCGAATTTGCGGGTACAACATTTCGTGGTGGCAAGATGGCAGTTATATTGACTGCACTCTCTACACTGGGTGGTGGTGCATGGGGTGCGTTTGAGTTCTATAAAGACTACATGGACATGAAAGAGATCATTGCTAACATAGACACTGACGCAATAGAAGTAAGAAACAATGAGATAGAAGTAAAACTTGATAACGTGTTGATGACTGTGGATGAAGCCATAGACTATTCACGAAGTATCAAGAATGATCTGCGAGACGATTTCAACAGAATGGAAAAGAATGTTGATCGTATCGAAGATCAAAATAGAGAAATGCAGGATGATGTCAGAGCAATGATTGACAAAGCATCCGAACGGTTTGACACAAAAAGAGAGAGTTTACAAACTGACACTGAACTGAAGATCAATGCTCTTGAAGATCGCCTTAATAAAAAAATACAGAATGTGCTTGATAATCCTTTAACAGACTAAGGAGAGAGACATGAGAGTTAGAGTAACATTTACGAATGGTACGGCGATGTTTGGAAAAATGAGCATACCATCCAATGCAACATTGGGTGATGTGCTGAACGATACTAGTGGACCCTTTGTGGTCTTTATACAGCCCAACGAGAAAGAAGTCCTATTGAACAAGCAGGCGATTGCTTACATCGTAGAAGATCCTTTAGATTAATATACATACTATGACTTGATAGACTTTTAGGCATTTCATGCAACTGTTTGATGAATTAAATGAAGACAATTTTTTACTTTTTGCGGCTAAGAATTATTACAATCCTCGCTGTATAGACGCAGAAGAATTTTATGAAGATCTAAAACGTTTCAAGTACATAAAACGTCTTATCACGAGGTTCACTGAGACTGATCAATTATCGGTGAACCTCATGATGAATCACCTCATCATTATTTTTAACGTCTTTGACGTGGGATCTGGCCTCAAGATGCTGGAATATAAATTGAGCCGTGAGCAATTCAGCATTGTCAAACCCTTTCTTATTTACCTCAAGTTGATTGAAAACTCAGAATTGACCGGCATACGTATGAATATGAAGGTCGTGGAACAACTGAGAAACCTTAAATGAAAAAACTAATCTATCAATATTATTTGATGGACGACAACACACGACCATTGTCGCTCTGGGCGCAGTGGGGGCAGTGGTCAGTAAAGAAGTATGCCGAGAAGTATGGATGGGACTATGAGTTTAGTCAGACACCTTGGCACACTGAAGGACCAGATACGTTTATTAATCCTTCGGATGGTGTACCCCCCGCGTGTCGTTGGTTTGATATTAGTCGTGTGTGGGAAGATCCGTATTTTGATCAATGGGATCAAGTATTATTTTTAGATCTAGACATTGTTATTCATCCACGATCACCTGATATATCGTTAATTAATCCGAGACATGTTGCTGGTTGGATTGAATGTGTTCCACCAGGAGCCAACGGTGGACCTAGTTATGATCGCCCGGGTAAACATGCCGATATATTAGCGAATGCCATGGAGTACATAGGTTCGCCGCATCCATATCCAGTATTTGAAGCAACCGGTGTTACACGAATATGTAATAGTGGTGTGCTATTGTGGTCAAAAGAAGCCCGTCTGATTGCACGAGAAAAGTTTGGCACAGAGTATTGGAAATGGTGGGGTATGAGAGAGACTCACGATTACCCTCGTTGGTTGTGCTTAGATCAAATCTATGTGAGTGCTATGATGAACAAGTATGGCTTGGATCTTGTTGAGTTAAATTGGAAATGGAATTCTTGTCCAACTAACTGGAATAAACTACCACAACCTGCATCATATTTCTATCACTTCAGTAATGAACGCAAAAAAATGGTGGACACGTGGTGCAAACAAACGTGGGGTGACGATCACGATTTTGTTCCGTATAAATAGATACACAGAAAGAGGATATAAACGTGTCATTAGCAAATAGAGCGGGCGATTTATATTTTACGTTTAGATTTTTAAAGTTGTTGACCACGCCATGGATTGATACTGAGGCGTACAAACTGGGTCTTATAGATGACAACGGCAAGAGACTAAAGAGTAAGAAAATACAATCGTCCGAAGAAAAAGATGCTTACACATCATTCATGAGAGTGGTGTTTAACATGAAGAGGCTGATTCAAAAACTGCCTGGTGGTAGTAATAAGATCGCATCATATGCTTCTGCTCTGCTGTTGATCCGCGAAGAGATGGGTGTCACGGACAAGGGCATAGAAAAACTAGTCAAAGAAATGGATCTAGATCCCGCAGATTTTATTAGCGAACGCAATGAGTGGTACGTTCTAGAGGACAAACGACTTTCGCCTGGCATGTACATAGTTAAGGAAGAGAAGTTAACCAAGCAGTTCAATGAAGTCTATGCTAAAGATAAAATAAGAGTTCCCGAAGAATCATATCCTATAGGTAACATATTTGGGTTGGATGTGTACGAGGTAACACACATCAATACTAATCAACCCGTTCTTATTACACTCGGAGAAATCTACAAATGAAAACTTTCAAGCAAATGTTTGATGAGGAAATGATGACCACTGGTGATGCTGGTATTCCTCAAGACACCAAGGACATGGGACCAAAAAAGAAAAAGAAATATTCGGTCTTAACTCGCAACTACATAGAAGTCAATGGTAAAAGAAAAAAGCAATTTAAATAATGGCATATTCAGATAAGGTGATGGACCACTACGAGAATCCTCGTAATGTGGGAAGACTAGATAAAGAAGCAGAGGATGTGGGCACTGGCATGGTCGGTGCTCCTGCTTGTGGTGATGTAATGCAGTTGCAGATTAAAGTAAACGACGAAGGAGTTATTGAAGATGCTAAGTTCAAAACCTACGGATGTGGAAGCGCAATTGCTTCATCAAGTTTACTTACTGAGTGGGTTAAGGGAAGAACCTTGGATGATGCTTCTGCTATTAGGAACACTGATATTGCCAATGAATTAGCCTTACCGCCCGTTAAAATCCATTGTAGTGTCTTGGCTGAAGACGCAATCAAAGCGGCAGTAAACGATTATAGGATGAAACATGTTTAAAATATATTTGATAGTTGCTTTCATGGGCGCTATTGCAGGAGGTTACTCCTATCATCAAGTTACAGTTTCTAAGTTTGAAGCCGGTATTGCTAAACTAGAAGCAAACAACCGTACCCTCAAAGAGAACAAAGTCCAGTTAGAACTTGCGAAAGCAACCGCAGAGAAGTCTCTCAAGGTGGCAGAAGAACAAGCAAAAGCACAAGGTGAGGCGATGACCAAACTCACTCAAGCAAACAATGCGTTGCAACGAGACAAAGACCAGGCGATGAGAATCTTCAAGGATCACAACCTCACTCGCTTGGCACGTGCACGACCAGATAGTATTCAACGTTTATCCAATGCGAAGACAAAGAAAGTGTTTAAGGAACTAGAAGATGATACCAAAGAAATTATGGCTCTTGACGATACCCCTCCTACTGACGGGGTGCAACCTAATGCCGAGACTGGAGTTCGGACCAAAGGAACAAATAATCCAACCGGAACCACAGATAGTAACGGTAGTTGAGAAAGAACCACTCCGTATCTATCAACCTCCTCTACCCGCATCAATTGACCTGCTTGACGTAAACTTCTTTGTCATCACAGAGGAGAACTTTGAAGAACAATTCAAGATCATAGAAAAGATGCAAGGGGGTCAGTTTGTTGTCTTTGCCCTCACCCCCGACGGTTACGAAAAGATGAGTGAGAACTTCCAAGAGGTTCGTCGCTATGTGTTACAACAGAAAGAACTCATCATCTACTACCGTGAAGCGACCACCGAGTCCGAAGGGACTACAGCAGAAGAGTGGCAAGAGAACAATGAAAAATGAGTGTTGATCACAACGGCGGTCTTCATCCAAATTTGTCATGGCTGCCTGATGTTTTTGCTGAAGGTCATATGCCAAACACCGCTGAAGTGAGTCATATGTGGAGAGCGATCAAAAGAATCACAAATTTTAAAACAGTGACTGAAATTGGTTTTAATTCTGGGCATAGCAGTTCTATCGTCATGTCTTTATTTGATGATGTTACAGTAACATCTTATGATATTTGTCTTCATCCAGAGACGATTGCCAACTCTGCGGTAGTAAAGGAGCACTTTGGTGATAGGTTTAACTTTCATCCTTATCACTCGTACTTTCTCAGAGAAGATTATCTATCCGGAGTCACGCCCGTTGAGAAAACCGATATCATCCTTATAGATGGCAGTCACCGTGGATTCTTTGTGAATAGTGATGCCGAGTTAGCCGAAGCCGTTGGATTTGAATGGATTCTTTTTGATGACTACGACTTTAGATCTGTTCGTGATCAAACCCACCGAGACACAATGTCTTTTCAAAATTCATGGCGATATGAAACTCGCAATAACAATGGCACTCCCGGTGTAAGTAGCCTCGCTCTTTTCAAGAAAAGTCTTGCTTAATCCTATAGGATGATATATAATAGTTCCACCGTATAAACAATAAACCTTGACGAATGAGGAAGTCTAAACATGCCCAGTAATTATCTACCCACCAGTTACCAAGAATTTATCCACCTGTCACGTTACTCAAGGTGGTTACCAGAAGAAGGGAGGCGAGAAACGTGGGAAGAAACAATCGGGCGTTACTTTGATTTTTTCACCGAACATCTCTGGGATACGTGTGAATACAGGCTACCTGCAAAAGTCCGCAACGAATTAGAAGAAGCAGTACTGACTCAGAAGGTCATGCCATCTATGCGGTGTCTAATGACTGCGGGTGAAGCACTCAAGCGCGAGAACATCGCTGGTTATAACTGTTCATACATTGCAGTTGACAAACCTTCATCGTTTGATGAGATCCTCTATGTGCTGATGAACGGTACTGGTGTTGGATTCTCGGTAGAACGACAACACATCTCATTATTGCCTGTTGTAGCAGATGAGTTTCACAGTACCGATACCACTATCGTTGTTGGAGACAGCAAACTCGCTTGGGCAAAAGCAATGAAAGAACTTGTTGGTCTGTTGTATGCGGGGCAAGTACCTGCATGGGATATGAGCAAAGTTCGTGCCGCAGGAGAACCGCTAAAGACTTTTGGTGGTCGTGCATCTGGTCCACAGCCATTGATTGATCTCTTTCAATTCTGTGTTGAGACTTTCAAGGGCGCCGCGGGTCGTAAGTTGACTTCAGTAGAGTGTCACGATATTGTCTGTAAGATTGCAGAGGTTGTCGTAGTAGGTGGTGTTCGACGTTCTGCGTTGATCTCACTGTCTAACCTGTCAGATGATCGTATGCGACATGCTAAAGCAGGGCAGTGGTGGAATGACTACGGGCACAGGGCACTAGCAAACAACAGTGCGGCATACACTGAGAAGCCTGATATCGGCATCTTCATGGACGAGTGGAAAGCATTGTATGACTCCAAGTCTGGTGAACGTGGTATTTTCAATCGTCAGTCTGCAAATCTAATTTCAGAAAAGTCTGGTCGCCGCGAGGTGGGTAACCATGAGTTTGGTACCAACCCTTGTTCGGAGATCATCCTTCGCTCTCGTGAATTCTGTAACCTATCAGAGGTTGTGGTTCGTGCGAGTGACAACCGCGAGACGCTACTTGAGAAAGTCCGTCTCGCAACTATTCTAGGAACGTTCCAATCTACTCTCGTGAACTTCAAGTATGTCTCTAAGGGATGGGTCAAGAACTGTGAAGAGGAACGTTTGCTTGGTGTGTCTATGACTGGTATCATGGACAACAAGTACACCAATGGTAAGTTGGGTGATCTACCCTCTCTGTTAGAAGAACTCAAAGCAGAAGCGGTCAAGGTGAACAAAGAACTTGCTACTAAACTTGGAATCAACCAATCTGTAGCAATCACCTGTGTTAAACCCTCTGGTACCGTCTCACAGTTAGTGGACGCCGCTTCTGGCATACATGCACGACATAACCCCTACTATATTCGTACTGTACGCGGAGACAAGAAAGATCCACTAACCAACTTCATGATTGATAAAGGCTTCCCTGCTGAAGACGATGCGATGAATCCATCACAGACTGTGGTATTTTCTTTCCCTGTTAAAGTAGACAAGGGTGCTGTATTCCGCACTGATATGACTGCTATTGAACAGTTAGAGATGTGGTTGATCTACCAGAAGCACTGGTGCGAACATAAGCCTTCTGTTACTATCTCTGTCAAAGAGCATGAGTGGATGGACGTAGGCGCATGGACGTATAATAACTTTGACTACATGAGTGGTGTATCATTCTTGCCTTTCAGTGATCACACGTACAAGCAAGCACCTTATCAGGATACTGATGAAGCAGGATACAAAGAGTTGCTGAAGATTATGCCGAAAGATGTAAACTGGGCAGATCTGAGCCAGTATGAAATGACTGATATGACGATTGGTTCTCAGGAACTTGCGTGTGCCGCAGGCAACTGTGAGATACAATAATGGACGAGTTTAATTACACACTCGTATGTCCTTCTTGTGAAGTGAGTGTGGAATTAAAAGTTTATGTTGAGGACGAGTTACCTGTCTATTGCTCTATGTGCGGCGAAGATGTCAACGAGGAGTGGACTATAGCCGACTGATATATAATACCATGAGCGAAGAATGGTATTACAATGGTAAGCCCTATGAACCCACCGAAGAGGAATTAAACTCTTTGGTGGGTTTTGTGTATGAGATAGAAGAAAAGAACACAGGTAAAAAATACATTGGTAAGAAAGGCTTTTGGCGATCAAAGATACTTCCTGTCACGAAAACGCGCAAGAGACGGAGGAGGACGCTCGTGGAGAGCGATTGGCGTAAATACTATGGTAGTAGTGCTCTTTTAAAAGAAATGGTAATTGAACACGGCGAACATATATATAATAGAGTGATTTTAAAATTGTGCATCAGTAAAGGGGCGATGTCCTATTACGAAGCCAAATTGCAGTTTGAGAACGATGTCTTACTGAGAGACGATTATTACAACGAATTTATTGGATGTAAAATTCACAGCAAACATGTTAAACTTTAAACAATATCTCAACGAAGGGATCAATGATCCCGCCATCTTCAAAGCAATCTTTCTTGCTGGTGGCCCTGGCTCTGGTAAGTCATTCATCGTAGGAAAGACTGGTTTGCCCGCCCTTGGTTATCGTGTTGTCAATTCAGATGACTCATTCGAACTCGCCATGCAGAAAGCAGGGCTTATACCCATGACACCCGAAAAGATCTTCTCTGTGAAAGGGCAAGAGATTCGTGGCAAAGCAAAAGCAATCACCGCAAAGAAGCAAGAGATCTTGATCAAAGGTCGCTTGGGTCTCACCATTGACGGTACTGGGCGTGACATTGACAAGTTGAAACGTCAAGCAAAAGAACTCAAGAAGTTCGGTTACGATGTCGCGATGATCTTCGTAAACACCGACAAAGAAACAGCACTCGCACGTAATCGTGCACGAGCAAGACAATTACCTGATGAAGAGGTCGCACGTATGTGGGAGACCATTCAAAAGAACATTGGTGCGTTTCAAACAATCTTTGGTAAGAAGAATTTCCTTGTTGTTGATAACAGTGACGGTAAGGATTTTACGAAAGAGACGTTACGTGCTTATCGTGACGCAACTAAATTCACCAATGCGCCTGCAAATAACCCTAAAGCGGTGAAGTGGATTGCAGACGAAAAGAAGAGACGTGGTATAAAATAGTTCTTGACAAGTTGTCAAGTCTTGTGTATAATGTACTTATAAGTATCTTTAAGGAGATAGTGAAGTGGTAGAAACAGTTAGAAAACGTGATGTGTGGGAAGTCTTTACTGAGATTGAAACAGCAAAGACTCGTAAGAAAAAACTAGAGACCTTGAAAAAATATGAAAATGAAATGCATGTAAGAGATGTATTGCAAGGCACATTTGATGATAGAATCCAATGGAATCTACCACTGGGAACACCTCCCTACACTCCCGGATCAGACGATGCTCCTCCTCAGGCATCACTCATGAAACTCCATTTGCGGTTCAAGTATTTTATAAAAGGCTTGAGGGCATGCGAAGAGTTACCCGCAATCAAACGAGAAAGGATGTTCATTGACATTCTTGAAACAGTTCACCCCAAAGACGCCCAAATATTGGTGTCAATGGTCAATAAAACCAAACCAGAATTTGATGGATTAACTAAAAAACTAGTACAGGAGGCTTTACCCGATTTAATCCCATGATGATTATGTGAATACCCAAATCGATAACAAGGAGACTTGCCTATGGTGGTAAACCAGATTGAACGACTAAAAAAAGACTCTAGGGAACTTGGACATTATATTCACAAGTTAAATAAAAAAGGTAAAGGAGATGCCGCTCATCGAATGCTTAAGAAACAAGCATTTTTAGATGCGGCAATACAGCAAGTCAACAGGGGGTGATCCAGATCTAAACGGGTGCCTCATGAGAGGCACTCTATTAGGAGAAAATAATCATGATGTACGGTGAAAATAATGGATCCAGTGAGATACTAAGGTATATCAAAAGTGGAACTATCGGCGCAGAGATTGGCGTCTGGAAAGGTTCTACATCG